TGAATCGGGAACCCGCATAGCGGCCAATACAAACCCACTCACCTTCTTTACACCAAGGTTCGCAATCACCAAACTTAGCTGGATCTTTATACGCCAACGGCCCGATTTTAAGAACGTAAGCCACAACAGTAGCCAGTTGTTCCCGTTGCCGGATCTCATCTGGGATATATATCCCACCTTCAGTGGTAGATTGACCCTGATAAGGCATCACAAGAATCCGCCATCCAGTAGGAGTTGGCAGTCTTTCTTTTAATGATTTATCGAGGAGGGAGGGGTCTAGGACGCGGTTCGACTCTTCAACATAGGCGTTTTCGAGTGATGGTCCATCTTTCTTCGGTTCTTTCGCAGTCTCTTCAGCAGCTAAACTAGCGGCGACGTGCTCCGGAACTAGCAAGGAGGTCTTCGACATCGTCTTCACTTTTCTCCAGCAGGGTTTTCATTTCGTCGATGGCAGTAGCAATACCCTGAAGCTCACCTACCATACTGCGATATTGCTCATAGTTCTGAGCAACACCGTTTGCCAATTGATCCCGTAAATCGAATTCACGTTCTCGTAGGACTTTATACAATGATTGTGCGAATTGAACAACATCCATTATAAAATATCTTGTTTGTTGTACATGACGTCATCATCTTTGATAGGGCCGCCCTCTTCCCATGAATCACAGGTGTTTGTTGCTTGGCAAACAAACTTGAGGAGCTGGCAGTAACCAACCTCGGACTCTTCCTCCGCGTCGATACACTCCATCATTGATGATGTTTGGTTGTAATATTCACAGTTGCCGCACACTTCAGATAAACGAAAACCGCCATCGTTCTGCGGATCACGGTAGTTTGCTTCTTCTACAGCCGCCTGTTTATTCGCTTCGTTGATTTCTGGATCTTGCGTAGCAACAGGGCAGTTCTTTCCGTCTTCGCTTTCTTCCATCTTATCAACAGGCATACCGCCCATTGTGATCGTGATGCTGTACATTAGTATGTTCCGCTAAACTTTCTGCCGGTCAACTGAACACAGCCGCCCTTGCTGTAACCTTTAACCATCCCGCCATCGCGATAAGTTTCGGTCTTACCTTCACGGCGACGTTCATACCGCATCGCATCTTCCAGAGCGCCTGGTTCTTTTCCTGATACAGGCTCCATTGGAACACGGGCATACTTAACTTTTTGATCGGTGTATGCGTCTTCCATCGCTGCAGTTTTTTCGGTTTTAGTAACCTTACCGCCTTTTTTAAACCCAGGAACACCGGCTCCTCTCAAAAAGTCTTTTCTAGTGACCTTTCCATCACCTGTTAAATCTGTAAGTTTTTTCTTACCCGGCATCACTTCTTACCTTTCTTGTCCAAGAAACCTTCAACAGCACCACCACCAAAGTAAAAGCCTAAGATGATCAGCATCGCGTAGTTAATACTAAACTGCTCCATAACTTTTGTCACTGCATCGGAATCCCCCTGTCCGGACAATGTCATGCCAAGAACCAGAAAGTAGCTTCCAATAAAAGTCAAACCAAACATCAAAGCCAAATATCGTTGGGCAATCTTGAATGGAGCGTAAGCATTCATCAGGTCAATCTTGGCTTTTGACTTAGCCGCTATCTCTTCTTCCGTGGATGTGTGCATGTCGTCAATAAGATCAATCCCTGCCTTAATGACTTTCTCTGACCCAAGAATTTTACCAATTACACCAATCATGGTTTTCTCCAGTGTTACTGCATTGTGATTTGATTTGTCTGAACACAAATTGCATCATAGTTCATCTTTGGTTGTGGTGCAGATTGCATTACAGCTTCCCGCGCCTCAAAACACTCTTCCATCGTCATGTAATGACCTTGCGGCATTACATAATACCGTTCAGTTTCCAATAATAAAACAAATAGTACCCATGTGATCATGTCTATACTCCCTGACTCTTGCGAGCCTGTCGTATACGATTAAGTCTGGTTTCGATCCGTTCGAGGGCTTCTGCCAGTCTATAGATGGATGCTCCTTTGAACTTGCCTGGGCAGGTGTTAAGGGAGACACAACGTCGGGCTTCCTCCAAGCAGGATGAAAAGGACTGATAAACAGGTCGCTCATTCATTGCCCGTTTTTAAGACTAATAAGCCAAAGTAAAAAGGCCACGGCCCCGCCCAACATACCGAGAGTAAAAACGCCAACAGCACTATACAAAAGTGCTCTCTTAATGGCTTTTTTCTTAGCCAGTACACGAGCCTTTTCACGTTCTATTGCTTTCCGCTTGAGTTCTTTCCGGTTAGCCATGAATTTTTGATAATCATCCCAAAGACCGGCACGGCCTTGGTAGATGAAAAGTTGCTTTATTTCAGCTTCATGATTACGGATGCGTTCGAGTTCAAAAAACGCCGACATGTCTCCATCTTGGGCGTCTTTTTCTAACTGTTCTTTTGCATCTGAGAGTTTGACGAGATGAGGGCCCATCTCGCCAACGGACTGGATGTGCCCGCAAAGTTCTTTGACGGCCCCAATCGCTTCATTTGCAATTTTAACTGCAGCAATGGCCTCAAAGAGCATCGCAGCATCTCCTATGTAGTATTACGTCTCATCATATTCTCTCTCTGCATGGCAATGCGCTCCATGTTTACGTCATTGCGGTTTTCCGCGATTTCTTCTTGAGATTCAATTCTAGCAGCATCTGTCGCAGCTCGCTGCATCATTTTTTGTCGCTCAATTTCTAGATTGGCTTGATCTACTTTAGACCTGCGCTCTACATCGGCTGCTTTAATTGCAAGCTCTTGTTGACGTATTGCAACTAATGGGTCTTGTTCACCCTGCTGTTGCGGGTTGATTTGTTGCATGACTTGAGCAAGCAATTCAGCCTGAACCTGTGCTACGCGGGTTTCAATCTGCTCAGGCGGAATCTGAGGTTGAATTTGAGCCATACGGGGATCAATTGCGCCCATTTGAGCTGCACCCTGTAACTCAAGTGTTGCCTGCTTAATCTCTTCTTCCACCATTGTGCGAGCCTTAAATGCAATGTGCTCTTGGATATGCGCCAAAAACATGCCGTAAGCTTGCGGAGAAGCCTGTACAAGGGGTGTTTGCATGAGGACAACGTGAGCCATGATATGTGCGTCATGATCCTGTTCAGGAAACGCCTGTAAGAGCTGGCCGCTTAACCCACGAGCGTTTTCAATTGCCGGATCAGTGGGCTGTGGCTGCGGTGGCGGTGGCAAAATTTCTTCAATGTTCTGTACTTCTAACGCTTGGTACATACGCTTGTACGCGGCGTGTAGATTGTGCATTTCTGGGTTCGACTGCGCTAACTGCAACTGAGTCTGTGCCAGTGTGACACGCTGTGCCATTGAAAAAATGTTGGGATCAGAGACGGGGACAACATCAATCCGATTGTCGAAGTCCGATTGCATAATCTGACCATCACCACCCGCAACCATATACGGGTAAACAGGTGGCATATAATCGCGGATAATGCCAGCAAGTAACCGGAACTCGTTTTTCTGTGCATAGTGCAACCGCTTATGGATCGCACTCATGACTTTCATGCCACGCTCAAGTAGCGCGACTGTCGTTCCTACTGGCTGTTGTTGTGAACCCGGCGTTGCTTGCTGTTGATCAGCAATCGAAACAAATCTGCGCCCAGATTCAATAAGAACGCCCAGAAGCTGCCCAAGCGTTGCGGACGGCTCTTTGTATGGGAGTGGGATAATTGAATTCCGTATGTCGCCGCCAGGAGCGTCAATGTCCCTGAATTCACCGGGGGCAATTGGCTCATCGTCGTTACGAACGCGGATACCCCGCGCCTTGAATCCGGCTGGTAGGTTGGATAACGTGCCCGCATCGATCAACTGCCTCAAAATTGAAGTGGCTGCTTTGCCCAGCCCTCCAATCATGTGGATCAAGCCGAACCCATAAAACCCTAACCCAGGCAAGAACTTATAATGCACGAAATACTGTTGCTTGCGCTTTAGTGGATCGCCTTCTTCATAGTTCCTGCGGATTGACAGCACTTCACCAGACCCTTGGTCAATGGTGACAATGTACGGGAGTTTGATCCCCGTGGGCTCGTCATTTTGATCTAAGTCTTCAAAGCCTTCAATATCTAAATCTGTGTGTATTTCAAGAATAGTCAGGACATCATCTGTCTGCTCAGATTTTTCTATCCCCTGAAGCTCACGAATCTTATCCGTAACCTCGTTATCTTCCTCGTCATACCCAGTTTGAATATCAACATCTCTGTAGACACCAGCAACCTGTAACTTGCGAATTTGATTTTCATCCATGTGGAGCACATGCGTAATACGCGATGAAGTTGCAAGATCAGTCGTCGTGTAGGGGACAACCAAGTCTTCGGCAGGCACAAATCGAGAAACCGGTCTCTGTCTTGTCTCGTCATAGTAAACCTTCTTAAAGGTAGATCCGCACAAAGGCAAATAGAACAACATCTGATCCGTATCTGGATCATATTCTTCCATCACTTCTGTGATCATGTAGTTCATGAAATCTTTAACGCGTCCTGCCTGCGCTTCAACTTCAGGGGACTTAGCACCAATAATGTTGGTGCGTACCGGGCCTCCTGCCGGTAGTAATTCTTTGTAAGCTTGTGCCTGAAACTGTGTAACAGACTCAGAAATAATTGGGTGTGTTACTCCTGATGCCCCTTGAAAGGGTTGGCTACGCTCTTGCGTTTTGACTCCGAGCAAGTCGAGACCCTGAGTGTAGGCTTCTTGCCACTCGTTTCTTGAATCTTGATCGTCTTCGACTTTTGCTCGAAGGTCGCTCGATATTTCACCCAAGATTGATTCATCAAGAATTTCAGCAAGGTTGGCATTATGGTCGTATTCTTCTGTGACAACTTCGGCTCCTTCCGTCCCCATGAGCGCCTGAATAATCGCGCCACCTGCGCCATCATCCATAACTTCTGCACCACCCTCAAACTCTTCAGGCTCAGGTACATCAATTTCCATTCCAGGGACAGCTTCGATTGCACTGTCAATCATGCCCTGCATCTGATTCGGAGGAATTGACATTAAAATACTCCCTTAAACGAACTTTTACGTCTCACACGAACAAAACCGCCGTTGCGATAGTTACCATCGCTCCCCGGACGCTTATTCGTTACATTTACTAGGTCTGGCTCAAAGCTTGGGTCAACGACACCTTCGTTAGCTCCTCCACCAATAACACCCAAACCTTTTAACTTGTTCAATACTCGCTCAGGCATCGGTGCGCGGTGCTTGCCACTTGAATCTGGGGCCTGTCCCCGTGCAACTGCTTCACTTAACTGACCTGAAACTGGTGCGGCACTGTGTTGCGTAGGCCTACCCGAAGTCGGCGTTAAATCTGCCACCCGCATGTTGTAAGATTGACCACCTTCACTAACAATCACTGCTCGACGGCTTTTTGGAGGCCCAAAAACATTCCGGACAGTACCTTTTGTACCGTCTGGCATCATAACCTTACCGCCAACGACCATTTTAGACCGTCCGACGCGCTCACCGCCTTGTGTGTAGTTCTGTCTTTTCCGTGCCATCAGTAATATTCTCGCATTTGCGGTATATGTAACGAATCATCGTCTTCTTCGCCAGCAAGTGAAATAAATCCACCCTGACGGAAACGAATCAATGCCATTGTCATGCTATCAACAAGGTCATCGTAGTCTCCCATTGGAAATGCAGCGCATTCTTCAATGACTTCGTCAGCAAAAGACTTTTCCGGTGCCCAAACCATACCCGCTTCAAACAAAGGTGCGACAGTATGCATCCGGGTTACCTTATCACGGCCTTTGGAAGGAGTATAATTCAATACAGGGATACCTGTCCTGCGTAATTCATCCGTTAAAGGCGTACCTGTGGCCTTGGCTTCGATCAAAACCATGTCTGGTTCCCAATAATCATGCTCCTCGAGCGCAATTTCTTTCAATTCTGGGAAGTTCCATCGTCCTTTCCGCGCATCCAAGAGGATAATGTGGTCTCCGCCACCTTCTTCTGGCTCAAAGACTCCCCACGTCGTAATTGCTGAGTAATCTGCCGTCTCTTTCTTCGAGAACGCAGTATCATAGCTCTGCATGACATACTTAACCGGCGGAATATCTTCTTTTTCCCAAACACGCCACCACTCCTTCTTAACAATTGCACCTTCCGACGCTGTCGGCTGCTGTTGCCACTGTGCATTCCACTTCGCAAGCGGTAGCGCAGCTTTGACTTTCAATAAATCGTCTTTATTCCAGAACTCAGACCATAATGGCTCGTCCGATGGCATGATTGCGGGAAATTCGACTACTTCCCACTCATCCGACATCACGTCTTCGCCCTGTGCTTTGAGCAAACGACCGGTCAAATCCTTAGTTCCCCACCGAGTCATGACCACAATGATGGCTCCGCCCGGTTGCAAACGCTGTCGAGGACCAGATGTGTACCATTCATATGCGTGATCGAACGCGGTTTCGCTCAATGCGTCCTGTTCCGAGTGCGGATCGTCAATAATAAACAGGTCAGCACCACGACCTGTGACCGCGGCACCCACACCAGCGGCAAAATATTCGCCTCCAGCGGCAGTTCCCCATCTTCCGGCTGCTTTATCATCACTTTTTAACATTGTGTTTGGGAAAACATCACGATATGTGTCACTTCCCATCAAATCACGCACTTTACGGCCAAAACGAACGGCCAGTTCGGTGTTGTGAGTCGCCTGAATGATCTTTAACTTCGGATTTCGGCCCAAAAACCATGCGGGCATCAGGTAGGATGCGAATTCTGACTTGGAATGCCGCGGTGGCATGTTGACGATTAATCGTTTTAGCTCACCTTTTGCGATTCTTTCTAATTTTTCCGCAATTATCCTGTGATGACGGCCCTCGATGAAGCCGTCGTAGACGTGATGAACAAAAGGCATGAACTGATCTTGTGCTTTTTCTCGCATTTCGAGACGTATAGACGCCTCTTTCAGTTCCAATATTTCCTTCAGCACCTCCTCTGGGAGGGCTTCAAGTGCTGCTGAGTCCATTAGCTAACCGGAAAGAGCGGTGAAAACGTCTTTCTTGCAGTATAACTTGGTCTTAACCGCGTTGGAGCCAGACTTGGAAGCCCCGTGTACGCATAAGTTAGCGGTCCACGCGGCTGGTACTGATACGGCTTAACCACATCACGGCCCTGATACTCTTCTGGTGGAGCTTCTGCAGGCGGTTCTTCAATCGGAGGTAGAATTGGTGGTGTTCCTCCGTCGCCTCCGTCACCAGTGTCCATCAACCCTTGTCTCGAGTAATCAACTCCGGGATCCCCTTCACGCATACCAGAAATAGGATCTTGAGTTCCCGCGCCTGTAGTTAAATTAAGGCCTTTTTCATCAGCAATTTTTTTAGCCTCTGCAAAACCAGCAGGGTCCCCAACATAAACAAGATCATTAGAGAAAGGATTAAGAGAGGGACCAATTGCTCCAACTCTTACATTGTCCGCTCCAGGTAAATTAACAAACTGTCCACCTTTTCTTGCTGCAACATCCATCATTTTTTGTGCTTGATTGCCGCCAAGTAAACTGTCTATAGAGTTAATTGCACCTAATATCATTGTTGCACCGGGAGTCGCGGGGTTTGGCTCAAAATCAATCGCTCTTTGAGCTTGTGCCGCTCTTTCTAAATTATCTGCCCTAATACCTCGGATACCAACTGACTCATCTGGCATTGTTGCCAAATCAGTTTCATCAAATCCTAAAGGAGAAGCAAAAATGTCTTGTCGGCCTAAAACTTCTCTTAAATCAGCCGCCCCAGGTTCTGGTTCTGTTTGTTGGGCCGCGCGGAAAGCTTCCTCTTCCGCAATCGCACGGTCGATGTCATTTAACGCGGCACGACCAGGGACATTCTCTCGAGAATCTTCTATTTCATAATCTACGCCCGGAGTCAGACTACCGTCCTCCGCCCTTGATCTGTAAGCGTCATCCCCTAATGTATTCATGATCTGAGCATAGGAGCCACGTTCATCATAATAATCCATAATGTCCGACATTAAGGTTGGCGTATCACTGATACCACCCGTCAATGGATCTGTGAATCTCGCGACATCTACAGGAGTTGCTTGGTCCGCGGGCCGAGCATCAAAAGTCTGTGATCCTGTTAATGCCATCTCTTGCGGTGTCCGACTGGTCGAGACCGCTGGACCGGTTAACCCTACGATCCCCGCAACCTCTTGAGCTGGAACACCAGTCTCTAACTCCACTTCTTTCGCTGCTTGGACCGCGGCTATAATGCCTTGATCCGCTAGATCCATCGCCTCAATGTCTGAAAAATCCATCGGGCGCGTTGCACCTGGGATCTCGGCACCCGGTAATCCGACTACGTTATATTGACCAGCAAGCGCACGATCTTGAACCTCTTTCATTGCATTGAAAGATCCCGGAGAATACGAATCAACACCTAACTGGGCAGCGATCTGTTCATTGATCGCTTGATTGTACGCATCCACTTCTGTCGTGGTTGGCTGCATACCGTACATGCCTTCAATGTTCGCAGGCATAATCCCGCCAGCAATCGCTTCCTGTAACCCCGGAGTACGAGCAGTCAAACGCTGCTCCGCGGCGGCAACTTCCGCGGCAGTTGGACGAGTACGGTCTGGGCCAAGTACTTGATTGGCCGCGGCGCGCGCTTCGGTAGTGATCTGCTCCGCGGGCGTCGCTGCTCGGATTTCGGTCATGGGACGGGAAGGATCGCGGGCCGTGGGCGGGTTGTTCGCATCTAATGGCTGCTCGAACTGATCAAAAATATTGACTGAATCAACCGGGGAATAAAACCGCTGATCAAATTCCGGAGAACTAGGAATTGCAGCCCTATTGTCCGCGCTAATTAATGCGTTTAAATAAGTGTTCGCATAAGACAAGGATTGGTTCGGGTTAACGTCAAGATACTGCTGTAACGCCGCCCCTCTATTCGTTCTTGCTAAATCTGCGAGCTGTTCGTCGGCTGTCGGAGGACGTGAGGCCGCCGCCAATGTTCTTTCAAACGGAGACATGGCCCGCACAACTGGGGAATAGCCTCCAGCTAACGCTGGACCAGCGGCGGCTTGTGAGGTAATTGGTGTTGATGCAAACGATACACCTTCAAAATCACCGGCAGACCCACTAAGAGCTGGACCGGCGGCAGCAGGAGCTTGTTGACCAACCGCCGCGTTGAAGGCAGAGGCTGCGGCATCCGTTCCAGGTGTATAGTTGTTTTGTACATTTGCGACCGGGTTGATATCACCACCAGCAACTGCTTTGTCTAAGTTGGCTTGCGAGCCGTAAACAGTACGGGTTACGCCGTTAACGTCCGCAGTAACAGAAGGTTGGCTACGGTCGATATTAAAATTGGTCGTGTTGCCGCGCGAATCAACACGACGGTCTTGCGAGTCATTACTGCTCTGGTCATTGTCACCTTCACCACGGCTTGGACCCCAACCTCGACCACCTGCAGCAACCGACGCAGAAACACCCGTATCTCCGGTATCGCCATCATCAGCTCCACCATCATCCCCACTACCAAAGCAGTAAAGAAGTTTTTCCATTGGGTTGTCAGAAGGGTATAAGGGGTTCAGTCTCATGAGATCATCCAGCCATAGCGGTTCTTACGAGTCCGGAAAATACGAGCTTTGGTGCCTTCACCATATGTCTGTTCAAAGAACTCACGCATCCCCCGGATAATAAATCGACAGCCCCCATAAGGAGCAGCAAAGTCTATGCACCATAGGGTACCATCTTCAGATTCAAAATCACTAATTTCTAAACACGATGGTTCATCCATGTACCGAGATTCGCGGTCCGGGGACAGAAAAGCATAAGTACAAAACGCAAAAGGCTCGCCATTATCATCTCGAGCAACCAACAACTTACCGTGGATCAAAGGTCCAAGGATATAGTTCCGCATTTTTTCTATCGACATATTCCGGTGATAGTCAGAATGCTTCATTAACCTGACCGTGTCTTTTAACAGATCTTTCTGCTGGGGACTCAAATGAAAATACATTGTAATTTTTTCTCGGCCCTGGGGACTCCTAAGCTTTATTCTACATCACATTATATATGTGGCAAGGGGGAAGGGCAGCTCCAATGGAATTATGGCCCATTGAAAATGTAAAACTTGGGCGGGAGGGTGGGCCGCGGCGACGGCACCCGCAAAAAAAGGGGGTGCCCCCCGAAGGAAGCACCCCGACCGATACCGATCTCTCGGAGTAACCCTAGTAGTGGTCAGGACTTGGGACCACTCTCCACTGGAACTCGTCGCCAAGATTCTGCTCCTGTCTGCGAGCGTAGCCATGACAGATCATGCACGCGTCAGACTTGGAGTAGCCATGCTCACCAGTCGGATCAATGTTCGCAGACCAATAGAACTCCCAGTTGTCGTCGAACGTGTAGTTGCGAGAGCGTGGAGTCTTGCGGTATCCCTGCCGGTACTGCGTGACATACGACCGCGGCTCGAAGTCCTCTGTCCATCGGGCGTTGATCACTGACGCATAGCGTTGGCCTTGATCGGTGTAGACGTAACCAGTTGAACCA